AGCTGATACGTTCTATCACATGATCATTGTTAGTGAAGTGTTTGATAACTGGTGTAACTAGATTAGTTGTGTATAACATTGTCGTTCCTCCTCAGGTTAAGACACATCGATATACCCCCCACCGCGCGCAGCGCGGTATGTGTTGACCTTCGTCCTTCGTCCTTGGTCGAAGCTAAATGGGTTGGCCCGGAATCGCTTTTTACAGAATCAATTCGAACTTTCAGAATCGGGGACGGCACCCCCTCGCAACAGGGGAGGTATATCACAAAACACACGAATTTATACTAAAATTTTTATTTTTTAAAATTTTTTAATATGCTAATATGTGGTACTCGCGAATTATCGTAGGAAATAACATGATCCCAGTAGCAGGTTTAGGACTTCGGTTGGCATCGCTAGCCGTAAGTGCAGGAAGGAAAGCAAAGAAACTTAAGCACGCCGCAATGGGAGCCGCCGCTACAGTAGCGGAAAAAGCCGCTCCAAAAGTTGAAACAATGAAGCACTTGGCTATGGGAGCTGCCTCAGAATATCCTACCGCAACAAAAGTAATTGGTGGCGCAGCAGCTGGTGGTATCGCTGGTGCAGTCGCCAAAAAAGCACTAACTAAGGAAGGGGAAGAAGAAGGTGAAGTAGATGCTGATGACGAAGCAGCAGAGAAAGCCCCCGCAGAAGTAAAACATTCACGAGCTAGCTCAGGGGCCCATGTGGTCGTGATCAAAGACCCCGAGTCAGTGGCCTATAAAGTGGCCGCTAAATTTGGTAGTCCAGATGAGACCAAAGATGGTTTCAGATTTTCCCTAACCGACGACGAATATAGTCGTTTCAAACGAGAGGCAGCGTAAAATGGCTGAAGAAAAAACACAAGCGCAGAAGGATGCGGAGAATAGAGCCGCACAGGAAGCAGAAGCCGGTGTAACACGAACAGCAGCACCAGGTGAAGATCTCGGCGTCGTGGCAAAAAAAGTGATAACACCGGCGGCAAAAACAACGCCGGTAGTTACTACATTGCCGTTGAAAACAAAGAAAGAACCAACTTTTGCTCAACGAGCACGTGCGATTGCATCTGGTAAAGCCATTGCCACGGTGATGTACGAAGACGAACAGGCAGCAAAAAAATGATTGATCCATTTGCCGTAGGACCCTCGACCGGAGCCCCCGACCAAGGACAAGCTCCAAATATGACTGCGCCCGCCCCGGCTCCAGCTCCTATGCCACAGGTCGCGGCTCCTCCGGCCGCAGTACCTATGCCGCAGGTCGCTCCAGGATTATCCGCCGGCGCACCTGCCGGTCCAGTGATTTTAAAAGGTAAGAAAGGTGGCGGTAACCATAAAGGGTTGGCCGAACAGTTTAGACAAGCTGCACAAGCATATATGGCAGGACAACGTTCCGTTGCCCCACCAGCGCCTGCTGCACCAGTAGCTCAACCGGTACAATAAAAATGGCTTTCGCCCCTGGGACAGTACAGACACCACTTTCCATGAAGTTAACCGCAGCGCAGCGTAATGAGCAGCAATTAGTAAACAGAACTGCTAAGAAGGAGGCTCAGTACCAAAATTATAAAACAAAAACTATTGCTCAGACGGCGAAAGCAGCAATACCAAAACCACTTAGTTTTCAGCAACGCATGGCTAAAGAAGCCGAAGATGAGCGTCTTGCTAAAGCGAAAGCGATTGAAGACGCAGCGATTACAAAAAATCAGGCGTTGGCGACCGCACATCAGGCCCGTATTGCGTCACAACCGGCAGCACCGACTATAGTACAGCCGGTGCGCCCCGGTACCGCCCCGGCGCCAGCAGTTCCGCCTTCGGTAGTAGCACCACCCGCGGCACCTTCAGTGGTACCAGCACCTGTAACACCAGTGGCATCTAGTGGCTTCGCCCCAGTTACATCGGCGCCTAGTTCACAGATGCCGACCAGCATGCCCCCTGTTGCTTCAACGACAGGTAAACCAGTTACCCCTAGACAGTATTAAAATGGAGAAGAAACAATGCAGGTTAACATCTGACAAATTCTCAATGCACAAGTACAGGCGGGAGCGCGCGAACAAAGAGTCGCCACAAACTGATGCTGACACTGGAGGGGCACATAAAAGTGCGCCTAAATGGTCTGGTGTCAAGGCGAAGAAAAAAGTTTGAAGTCACGCTAACCGAAGATTGGGTACTTTCTACACTGCAGCGGCAGAATTTCGCTTGCGCGGCCACCCGTGTTGCCTTATCATTTGATCCTGTCCTCGGCCCTCGTTCCATGTCATTTGACCGGATTGATGGCACGAAAGGATATACCCCAGACAATGTGATGTTGGTGTCCTACATGTACAACAATTGCAAAAATAAGTTCACCCACGACGATGTAGTTGAGTTCGCGAAAGGAGTATTGAGTGTCAGTACTGATTAACGCGGCTGATCTGGCTCATATCCAGAGTACGTATCCCTTACTTAATATTAAACCTCTGACCCCTCAACAAGAGCGGTTCTTACTGCTTATTTTACGCGGGATGAATGTACGGGCCGCAGAGCGTGGAGCTGGCTATGCCGAGGGTTCTGGATCTGCGCTGCTTAACCAACCTCATGTGGAGAAAATCCTTGATTATTACCGAGAGCACGAATTTAAAGACATCCGAGTTACCCGTGACGGGCTTACTCAGTTGTTGTTTGAAGCGCACGCAAAAGCTGGCTGCGCGACCGAAGAAATTATGGCGATCAAAGAGATCGGAAAAATGCACGATCTCTACGAAGGAGACAAGCACAAAGGTATAAAAATTCAGCAGAACACGCTGAACATGAACGGTAAGCAAGTGGTCACTAACACAAAACAAGTCGAAAGACTTAGCGAAAGTGAGTTGCTACAGTTATGCGCGTTTGAATCTCTCGAACCAGTGCCTGTTTCACGTGAAGCACCCCGATTTGAGGATGCCGAAGACGCTGTGTTAATCTCGAATGAATGACTATACGGTCTTTGATGAGTCCGTAGAGGCGTCTGCAGAAGCAGAACGTGAAATGGAGCGTGATCGACACGAGCGCGAGATCGCAGCTGTTCGCATGCGCGAGCAGGAGAGTAAAGAGTTAGCCAACTTCGACCCAGCGACCGCAGCCCGTAAAGAACTTGCCATACGAGAGTTGTGTCGGCGTAGATATTTACCGTTTGTAATGAGATTCAACCCTGACTATCAGGCAGGGTGGGTGCACAAAGACATTGCGCAGCGACTTGAACGATTTTCACAAGATGTTGTGGACAAAAAATCACCACGATTGATGCTATTCATGCCACCTCGTCACGGTAAGTCGCTACTTACCAGTAAAACATTTGGTGCATGGCATTTAGGACGTAATCCAACACACGAGATTATTAATTGTTCGTACTCCGGTGCGTTGGCAATGACATTTTCACGAAATGTGAGATCCCTCTTCCGAGATCCTGCGTACTCACCCGTTTTTCCAGGCGTAATGCTCGACCCAGAGAACCAGAGCGCAGAAGCGTGGATGACAACTGCCGGTGGTGGATTAACCGCGGCAGGTGTTGGTGGCGCCATAACCGGAAAAGGTGCCCATATTCTGTGTATTGATGACCCGATTAAGAACGCGGAGGATGCGAAGAGTGCGAACGCTAGAACAAATTTATATGAATGGTATACCTCCACGGCCTATACTCGTCTTGCTCCTGGTGGTGGTGTGCTTGTTATTCTCACACGATGGCATGACGAGGATCTCGCAGGAGTTCTGTTGCAAGCACAAGATACTGGCGGAGATCAGTGGGAAGTAATCTCGTACCCAGCCATCGCCAAAGAAGATGAACCATTTCGTAAGAAAGATACTGCGTTACACCCTGATCGCTATGACGAACGCGCGCTGTTGCGCATACGTAACGCTATTGGAGAGCGTGACTGGGCGTCGCTGTACCAACAAGACCCGATGCCGGACACAGGTGACTACTTTACGAAAGACATGTTCCAATTTTATCGTAGAGCAGACTTACCTGAAGAAGATAGTCTGCGTAATTACACTGCATGGGACTTGGCGGTAGCTACCGCTGCTAAAAATGACTGGACAGTTGGTATCACAGCGTCCCTCGACCAGCGGGAAAAGTTATACATTCGCGACAGAGTTCGTTTAAAGATTGATGCGAAAGCCATCGTAGATGTGATATGTGACCACTATGTTAAGTGGCAGTCAGAGATTACTGGTATTGAGCATGGGCAGATTAATTTATCCATAGGGCCGTTTCTTGAGCAGCAGATAAGTAAAAGAAAGTTGTACAGTTTGTATATTGAGCCCCTAAAGCCAGGAAAGCGTGATAAAATGCTGCGAGCTAGATCTATACAAGGTATGCTTCGGCAGGGCAAAGTGCTCTTCCCGCATTCAGATGAGTGCCCTTGGGTACTTGAACTAATTGAGGAGATGCTGCGTTTTGATTCAGGAAAACATGACGATCAGGTCGACGCTATGGCATGGCTCGGACTTATGATACAAGATATGTCAGCTGTGCCTATAATTGCACCTAAGCCCAAGGAGTCTTGGCGCGATAGGTTGCTAACTTCCATAACAACATCCACTTCTGCGATGAGCGCATAATATGATTGAATCAGCTGACACATTAGCAGAAGCGAACGGCGCTGGTAGTTCCAAAGCTCGTGAAGCGAAAGGCACAGACGAGATTGCGAAAGTTAACTACACAAGATTTGTGCGCGCTCGTGACAACGGGCACGCGACTTACGTGGAAGAAGCAGAAAAATATGACAAATTTTATAGTGACATCCAGTGGGATGAAGCTGATTTAAAAAAATTAAAGGCAGAAGGGCGTCCTGCACTCACAATTAACATGATACGCCCTACCGTCAACGCTATTTTGGGGCAACAGATCTCACGTCGTATTGACACTTGTATTAAACACAAACGTGGTGGTTCGGAAACAGTAGCCACAGTTCTGACTAAATTGTTCCAAAGTATTGGTGACGATGTCGGTATGGATCGTGTTGAGTCACAAGTATTCTCTGATGGTATTATCCAGGATCGCGGTTATTTTGACGTGCGTATCGGATACAAAGAGAACATGGTGGGCGAGGTTGAAGTATGCGCCGTTGACCCTAAAGACATTCTGCTTGATGTTGATGCAAAAGAATATGATCCACGTACATGGGCAGAAGTATTTAAAACTGGTTGGATGTCGCTGGAAGAAATCGCAGCTACATATGGTGAGGACAAAGCCGCTGAATTGTCAGGTAATGTCGGCGTGTCGCACTTCTTCGCTGAAGATAGTATATTATTTGATGATAAACGCTTTGGTGAGGCTAATTTACCTGGTGATTCAACTGCACTCAACAACTCGTCCAGTGATCACAGAAACATAAGAAAAGTTCGTGTTATCGAGCGTCAGTATTACAAACTGGTGGCATGCTGGTACTTCGTTGACCCACAAACAGGTGACTGTAAGTTAGTAGCAGCTGATTGGGACAAAGAACGTCGTGAAGAATTTGCTACACGTATGGGCCTGTTCTTACACAAACGTATGGATCGGCGCGTGCGCTGGTGTGTTACTGCAGACTATGTGGTATTACACGACGAATGGAGCCCATACACAACGTTTACAATCATACCGTTTTTCCCTTATTTCCGCCGCGGTAGACCGACTGGTGTGGTGCGTGGTTTGATTAGCCCACAAGAATTAATTAACAAAGTGTCCTCACAAGAGTTACACATTGTTAACACTACTGCGAACAGTGGTTACATCCTTGAGGACGGCACACTTAGTGGTATGACCACTGACGAGTTGAAAACAAAAGGTGCGCAGACTGGTACTGTGATCACAGTAGGTCGTGGGCGTAAAGAAGGTATTGAAAAGATTCAGCCAAACACTATTCCAACTGGTTTGGATAGAATTGGTGCTAAAGCACAGAATAATTTCCGTGTTATCTCCGGTGTTAACGATGCGATGCTTGGTTAAGTTCAGAACGTGTTTGCAACTCTGCTGCTGTCGCTTCGAGTTTATGTAACTCTGCGATCGCAGTTTGTGTAGCGATCTGTTCCGCCATTTGTGCAGCCTGCATTTGTTCTGGTGTCTGTGGACCACGACCAGTCATCTGACGGATTTCTTTCGCCAACTCAAACTTATTCTCAAGGTTCGAACGCTCAACCACACGGTCATCAGGAATCTGTACACCGGCCTGGCGCAGTGCCAACAAACCAGCAAACTGTGAATCAGCATAGTTATCACGCGCAGGTTGTGTGCTGATTACAATCTCGTACTCACCAACAGTGATGTTGTTAATAATCTCACCGGCCGCTGTCTGTTCGTTAATGACCAATTCTTCCATCGGCTGATCAGGATGTACGTGATCAGCAATCTGCAACACACGTTGTTCTGTGTATGTGTTTTGTACCAACTCAAGTATTTTCTGTGCAACCAAAGTGCGTGAGTAGTTCAAACTGTCCAACACAACGTCGACTTGTACAGAACCACTTGTTTTTTTAACCTCAAGTGCTACCCCAGATACTTCTGGT